TAAATCTTCTTAAAACAAGAACCCGACAGCGGTAAATAAAACAAAAGCTGATCCATGTCCGGATCGAACTCTTCCATCACTTCCATGATCTGGTAGTTCATAAAGTCCTTGACCCGCGATGCCTGCTCCTCACGAGCCGCATCCTGCATACCAAGAACCTGAGTTTGAACAGGGCCACCCGCAGGAAGCAGTTCTTTATAAGCCTGCGCCTGAAACTGAGTAACACTCTCACTAATTAACGGGTGCGTGACCCCAGAAGCTCCTTCAAACGGTTGACTGCGCTCTTCATACTTAACTCCAAGCTGATCCAAACCCTTTGTGTACGTCTCTTCCCACTCTGAACGAGATTCCATATCGTCTTCGTAAGACGCCCTAAGATCCGACGAAATTTCTCCAAGATAATCTTCACCCAAAAACTCCGCTAAGTTGTCGCTATGCGCAGGTTGAATCATCGATTCTTCCATCGCAATGATCTCTTCAAGACTTCGAACTACCGCCCCACCTTGACCGTCTTCAACAACTTCGGCCCCATTAGGAAACATCTCAATCTGTTCCTCAACCGGAACCTCAACAGACGCCTCATTCGGAATCATGTCCTCGGGACGAATCCCTGAATCTACAAGAGGTGGCAGTGCCATCAGTAATACTCCCGTTTACGACGATATTCGTCATGTTCTTCTTCTTCGCCAAGCAGAGAAACAAAACCGCCCTGCCTAAAACGCATCAGTGCTAACGTCATGCTATCACAAAAGTCGTCATGATCGCCATTAGGAAATGAAACTACTTCTTCGATAACTTCATCCGCAAACTTCTTGTCATTTGGGGCCCATACTACACCAGCTTCGAACAATGGCGCAACCATGTGCATTCTAGTGACCTTATCTCGCCCTTTTCCCGGCGAAAATCCTAACGCAGGAATACCCCGAAGCCGCAACTCGTCAATAAGCGGTGTACCCGTCGCTTTCGCTTCGACCACAACCATGTCCGGCTCCCAGTACTCGTGTTCTTCATGCGCAACCTCCTTCAGTTCAGGGAAATTCCACCGTCCTCGCCGCGCATCTAACAATATCAAGTTGTCAGACCCACCCTCCTCCGGCTCAAACACGCCCCAAGTCGTAATCGCACTGTAATCAGCCGATTCCTTCTTGGAAAACGCCGTATCATACGACTGAATGATGTATTTAACCGGAGGAATGTCCTTCTTATCCCACTCCTGCCACCATTCACGCTTAATAATCGCAGAATCAGAACTCGTCGGCGTCTGCTGCCACTGCGCATTCCATTTTTGCACAGGCAAGGACGCCTTAATCCCCAATAATGCGTCTTTTTCCCAGAACTCAGGCCATAACGGCCTGTCTGACGGCAAAATAGCAGGAAATTCCACAACCTCCCACTGATCCGCCATGACATCACTGCCCTGCGAGGCCAATAAACGGCCTGTCAAGTCTTTTTTACCCCATCGGGTCATAACAATTATGATCGCACCGCCAGGCTGAAGACGCTGACGGGGTCCAGAAGTGTACCACTCATACGCATTGTCAAACGCACTCTCACTCAAAGCGTCCTGCTCCGAGTGTGGGTCGTCAATTACAAACAAATCCGCACCACGACCCGTAACCGCAGCACCAACACCCGCCGCAAAGTACTCGCCGCCCTTGTCAGTCTGCCATTTACCAGCGCCCTTGTTGTCTTCCTTCAAGTTAGTATCAGGGAAAATGTCCTTATATTGCGGATCGTCTATAAGATCCCTGACCTTACGACCAAACCTAACCGCTAACTCCGTGTTGTGCGTAGCCTGAATGATCTTTAACTTCGGATTTCGGCCCAAAAACCACGCAGGCATCAAAAAACTAGCAAACTCAGACTTCGAATGTCGAGGAGGCATGTTGATAATCAACCGCTTCAACTTACCCTGCGCAACCAACTCCAACTTTTCAGCAATAATACGATGATGCTGGCCCTCAATAAAGTTCTCATACACATGATGAGCAAACGGCATGAAATAATCATGCGCTTTTTCACGAGTATCCAGCTTCTTCTTGGCCTCCGTTAAAGCCAAAATCTCCTTTAAGGCGTCCTCGGGAAGTGCTTGTAAATTCATGAGCCGTTCATCAAGTCCTCAGAAGGCAATACCGCGGCCCCCGTACCTTGCAACTCGGCCAGTTCTCGTAACTGCTCAATACTCAAATTCGTACCAATGTAAGGGTTCCCGTATCTCAAACCTCCTGTGGGCGATAAATAACTCGTAGGTTCATTAAATACCGGAGCCGCAGGAGTTTGATCAACACCAGGTTGTGGCCTGTAGAAAGAATACAATCCAGTTTGCTGCGGCTGGTAATACGGAGCAACCACAGGGCGCATCCTTCCTCCCGCACCAAGATCCGCAATGCCAGAAGTATATCCCGGTTGAGTCTCACCAACAGGATCAGTAGTAGGATCGCCGTCACTATCCGGAGGGGTATAAGAAGTCGGAGCCGCTACTGCGGGCTGTGGTTGAGCCACTAGAGTTTGTGGTTGGTCTACTGCGGGCTGTGGTTGGTCTACTGCGGGCTGTGGTTGGTCTATCTCAAAAATAGGTTCTTCTACCGAGGTGACTGGCTTAGTGGTTATTGTAGAACTTACCACAGGATCTACCATAACCGTAGGATCTACCATAGTAGTAGTCGTTCCGTCTACCGCAGCATTCACGTTAACTGTAACACCACTATTGGTTACAACAGCCGTGTTGTTAACCGCCACATTGTCCGTAGTGGTTTCACCCGTAACATTGTTTTTCGTGGTAACAACCGCATTACCTTGTGAGTCTGTAGCCGTCGTAATCGTTACATTTCCGTCACTCGAGGTTGTAACCGTCGAGTCGTTGTTGGCCGTGATCGTCGTGTTGGCGTCCGTCGTAGCGTCCGTCGTAACGTCCGTTCCACCAAAGATTGATGTAGCCAAAATATCTTTATCGCTCGCACCTATAGTACTTATGCCTCCTGTGCCTGTTTGGGTCGTTACACCATCCGTAACTATCGTAGTTTTGCCCTCAAGACTTGATTCCGCGTCCGTTAAATCCGCATCCGATAAACCCTCAAACCCTAAATCTACATTTGTGTCCGTACCCAAAAGTGTCTCAGACGCTGTTACATCTGTACCCCCAAGAAGATTCTCAGACGCTGTCGATCCTGTGACTTCCGTTGCTGCAGCGCCCGTTAGAACTTGTGTATTAAGTATCGCACTCAGTTCATCAGACGTGAGGTTAAATTTTTCTCTAACTTCAGCAGAAGCACTGGAGTCTTTATACGCTCTGTCAATTGCATTTTCATACGCGAATTTGTGCGCTTGGGCTCTAGCCTCTTCGTCGGCTTTGGAAAGTATTCCTGTTGTTCTTCCAAGAACAGTAGAAGGTTCAAAATCATCAAATGCATCACTTGAAGCCTTTTCAGCTGCAGCCGTTGCTGCGTCACTGAGCGCAATGGATGCCTCATCATATGCAGTGGATATCGCAGAAACGTCATAAACACCCGCATCTATTTTAGCAGAAATAAGCTCGGATTCTTTCTCCCTAAGTTTATTGAAGGTAATAAACTTACCGGGTCCTTGATCATTTTCTAATTGTGCTTTAAGGTTTGCTACTTCAGCCTCTAATTTAGACAATGTTCCAGTAACGTCAGTCCCGCCCGTCAACGTTCCATCAGTCCCGCCCGTCTCTTCACCAGCCACTCCTCCCAAAAGTGCCTCAGAAGCTGTGGAACCTCCTAAAGTATCGCCCCCAAGAAGATTCTCAGACGCTGTTACATCTGTACCCACCGTTGCACCAGCAGCCACCGCCGCATTAGCGTCACTGTTCTGAACAGCGCTCGTCGCATTGATTAAATTGGCGTTAGTTCCAGCCCCAACTACCGCCGTGAAACCCGTGTCTTCGTTAGTTAATGTAAGATTCCCACCGACATTAGAAACTACTACATTCTGGTCCGTGCCCCCGATTACAGCATCCTCAGTGCCCTGAAGATCCGATACCGTCGTTTCTCCGCCAGTTAAAGTATCGCCTGTGCTAAATGAACTCCCTACAGTAGCCGATTCATTCGTGTCGTTGTCCGTAAGAACCAAGTTACCTGCACTATCCGTAGATACCGTGACGTTTTCTCCAGACTCCAGAATCTCACTAGCGGTTAAATTTGCATCATCCGACGCGGCAGGCAACGCTCCAGGAACAAAGGTCCCAGGACCGCCCGCCGCAATAACAGTTCCCGTATTATCAAGCTGAGTGTTTGCAGGTAAAACCTTGTTCGCAGTCTCAATAACTTTTTCTTTCGTCGCGTCGGTTTCATTCTTAGAAAGTAAACCCGCTACCGCGCCAGATCCAGCAGCAGTAGATCCACCCACCGCCTCCAAAATCATAGCCTCT